GTTGTGTCAATAACATCCACGCTTGTTTTCAATTCTATCTGTGTCACAAACTCCGAAATATCGTTGCTTGCAAATAGCACATAGGCATTATTGAGAACAAGGCGTGGCATTTATGAAGCGGTTTTTGTGATTGCGCCTGTAATGGGCCAGGAACAAGAAATCGTACTTAGCTCACCCACGGCAGCTTGAAGATTCTGCCATTCGGAAACAACGGCATTGAACGTGTATGAAGGATTTGTTGCACTGACTGCACCTGATGTTGGCTTGATTACAATAGGAACTACTGTTCCAAGAAGTGATGAACCAATTGCATTGACTGTTATTTCAGGTCCTGATGCTGCAAAATCCTGGTTAAATTCAAGTGTCACTGAATTGTCTTTTAATCCACCAATGCGGGTTTTAGCTCCTGCAGTTGACATTCCTGTAGTTTCTACAACATCAACACTGGTTGTAAGTGTCACGCTGGTCAAAAACTCGCTTAGGTTGATTGCGTTTACTGTAACTGAAACATCTGTAAGAACGATGCGTGGCATTATTTTACTTCCTCTGCTGGTTTGATTGTTGCGTTGTTTTTGATGTGTCCACCTGCAACTAGGGCATCAATGTTGACCCCTAGTTCAAGCAATTCTTTTTCGGTGATTGATTCACCCTTTTTCTTTGGGGTAAATACATCTGATGTGACTGTGTAGTTCATGTTTTCTCCTATCCCCACACTGTGAGGTTGTAGCGGTATGAAAGAAACTCAATATCCCCTGATGAATAAGTGCCTGCTTGAGCTGCCGTGACTCTCAAAGTGCTGCAGGCTCCCCCAAGGGTTAAATCAGATTCAATTGCTGCCTTGATTGAGTAATCTCCACTGCCTGCAAGGTACTTATCAAGATCGTTTTGGCCTGATCGTTCTGAGAAACGCTGAACCAGAACCACAACGTCAAGGTTTGCCTGGTCTAATCCACGGGCATTGTTTAAATCAAATGTGAAATCCAACTGACCAACTATTGCAGCAGGTGCAACGGCAGGTGTCGGGATTAGCTCGTAAATTCTCATGCCAGGTATTGACTCAAGGTTTGCCTTTAAGCCCTTGCGTACAAGTGTTGGCTGCATTAGACGGCCAAGCCATTGTTCTTGCGTAGTGGGCGAAGTAGCGCCTCAACGTCAGCATCTAATTTGGCCGCTAGTCGCACTGTTCCCAAATCCGTGTTGCCAGCGATTCCAAATGGTGACTGGTTACGCAAGAAAAGGCGTGAGGATTGAATCTTTGCTGCGGTCTTTACCTCAAACGGCACTGATGGCCAACCAAAGATGCCTTTGAGTCGAATGGACTGCGGCAAGTTAGATGGGAACACATAAGCGCCCACGGCCAAAATGCGATTACGTGGCCAACCGCGTGAAGGATTATTGACAGGCTCAAACATAGAATCTGTTGCAGTCCACACTGTGTTATAGAGCTGATCAAAATTGTCATCTGTTGCAATTTCAGAGAGGCTCACAAAATCATCAACTGCGACTGTGTAAAAATCTTGTGGGGTGTAATAACGAGTTGCAGGGGCAATTGAAGTTCCATCTTGGTAAAAAAAGCGCCCGCAGTAATCATCAATCATGCGACTGGCGGTGGCAATGGCAAGCTCAATGCCGCCGTTTTCCAAAGAATCTTCAAGGTTGAGTGCCGACTTGACCTCATTCAAAGTGGTGTAGCCGTTACTTATCGCCACGGATTATTCTCGTTTCTGTTTTAGGAACCATTGCGCGTTCAAGTGGGGGAATCGCTGTTGCAGTTTCCTTGGGTTTTTGCATACTTTTAAAAATTTTTTTTAGGCGTTCCATATATCGTGTTGCCTATCATCTAGCCAATAATCTTTAGAGTGGGCCAAGATCGCCCCTGTGTGAACATAGATTGGAAAACCTAGTGAACGAACACGGCGGCAAAACTGCAAATCTTCGCCAATCCATTCACCGTTAATTGGACCATCCCAAAACCAACACCAATCTTTGCCTTGGTGTGGGTCGGCATCTGCTTGAATTGCCTCAAGCACGCTGCGGTGGATAAGTAAGCAACCTGTTCCTGCTGCATCCACTTGAAAAATTGAGTCTTTATCGTACTTGTTCAGTGGCAAGAAACCTTCAGGGGCATCTTGAAAGATTGTTGGCACCGGTTGTGGGTATGGATACCCTGTTTCAAAACTAGCAAATACAAGCCCTGCCACAATTGGGCGGTCTTTGTCGTGAGCTGCTTCAACTAACTTATCAAATGCCTCAACCGACAATTGCTCATCTGAGTCCATCATAAGCAACCAATCAGATTTGGTTTCTAAAAACTGTTTGACCAATCGGTTGCGTTGTTTAGATAAAAGCCCTGAACCTTTGATTCTAATAAACGGGCCAAGGCGCGATGATCGAGATTGTGCTACTTGAACAAGGCTAAATGCAAACCCGCCATTTACAGTGCCAGGGTCGCACGCACCAATTGAAACTTTGTGTCCTGTTTTCATAGATTCCCCCGAATCTTTTAATGAAGTGTGGGCCGAAATAGTCGGGGGAAACTAGATCGGCCCACACAATCTTTAACTTTCTAAATTAGAAAGTAGGTGCTACCAAGCCGGTGCCTGAGATAATTGAGGCAGCGAGTGGGTAACGCTCTGCTGAGAACGCGCCGAAGCCGTAAACAACAGACTTGATTGTGAGAGTTGAAGCGCCTGTTGCATCAAATGAGAGTGCAAAAGGTGAACCTGGCTGCTCCCAAAGGTGCATTTCAGGTGCTGCAACGCAATAGATTTCATCCTGATTTGTTGCTGCGCCGTAAGTTGTACCAACGTTTGCATCAGAGATGATTGGCAAGCCCATCATTGTATAACCTGAGTTTGCATAACCTGCTGCGCCTGCTCCTGCTGCTGATGAGTTCATTGGACCGTTAGCAGTTGGAACTACTAGTGGGCGGCCTGTTGAATCTGTTGCTGCAAGAAGGAATGCAAGGCGGCGTGGGTGCATAATCCAATGTGTTGGTGTTTCAAAGACATTGCTCTGAATCTTCTGAATTGCATCAGCCAACTTTGGATATAGAAGTGCAACTGTTGGTGATGTTGCAGTGAATGTGATTGCGTTTCCACCTGAGTTGCGGATTCCCTTAAACTGTCCATTTGAGCCTGTTCCGTTAAGAACCTGAGCATCAACAGTTGTGTGCCAAGAGCGAATGAGATCAGCAAGAACGAATGAATCAATACCTGAACCACGCTCAATTGCTTGGCGTGATAGGTCTTGCTGGCCGGCAATCGTGCGTACAGGAATGCTCAAAAGTGTATCGTCAGCATCTGTTTCAGATACTGCAGTGTTTTGAGTTTCTTGTACTGCCGTTGAAGTTCCAGTTGTCATTCTGCTTATTTCTAGCGACATTCCGGCTGCTGGCAATGTGTGCTTTGCAGTTGCGAAATCTGCAGTTGGTCGGCCTGCGCGTGCATAAGGTGCAGCGAGATCAACAAGGTACTGTGGAACCACAAGACCTGAGAAGTTTGATGTATCAACATCACGGCGCTCGATTGACTCTTCGCGTGTGTGGCGAGCTAGGCGCTCTGATGCTGCATAATCATTTTTGAATTGTGCGTTGAACGCATCCTTCACGAATGAAGCAGATGCCTCAGGTGAGTATGTGCGTGCTTCGCGTGTTACAACTGCGCCACCAACTGTTGGTGCTGCGATGTTTGCAACTGAAGCGCGTGCCTCTGTTGCCTTTGCATCTGCAACTGCCTGTGTTGAGAACTTTTCAATCTTTGCATCTAGTGCGCGTGACTCTTCAACAAGAGCATCAACCTTTTCGGTTTCCTCTGCAGTAAGGTCGGTGCGTGATTCTGCGGCTACTGCCTCAAGAACTGCATCCATTTCTGCCTTAACTGCATCACGGCGCTCAAGAGCAACATCAAGATATGACTTTGACATTTTTTCTCCAATGAGTGTTTGATTGTTTTGAGGTGGTGGCAATGCTCTCCACGGCGCTTTCAGGGTGTGGGATTTGCTCCGACTTCGATCTGCTACGAATGCAGCAGAAACTTATTTGGTGTTGTTGATAATTGCTTGCGCTAGGCGCAGGGAAATTGAACGAGTTGCAGCAATTGCTACAGGCTCAACTGGCACTTCTTCAACTTCAGGTTCTTCAATTTCTTCTTCAGGTTCTCCACCTGTAAGCATTGCCATCATTTCAACGGCCTTCATAATGTAATCGTGGCCTTCGCTTAAATCCTCAAAGATTGTGTTGAGAACTGCCAAAGATTCGCCTGTTATTTCGCGGCCTTCTTTAATAGCTTGAATTGCGGTGCGTAGTGCCTCGCGTGCTTCAACTGTTGTTGTTGGGTAAGCAGGATAGGTCACAACGGACACATCTCCATCTGCCAAAGAAACTTCAGTAAGGGTGCGAACTGAACGGTCCTCATTGTATTTTTGACGTATAACCCGAAATGCAAAACTCATTTGATCAACATCGCCGCGCTCAACTAGCTTGTAAAGGTCACGGCCTTCACTTGTGTCTGCAATGATTGCATCCATGTAAAGCCCACGGTCATCTTCAGTAAGTGTGAGAGTGCCGTTTTTTGTGCGTGCTAGTGGCAATCCTTCATGATTGATGAGCAAACGCACGTCAGGTGTTTCACTCAAAGTTTTACGAAAAGCACCAGGTGCAATTGTTTCAATGAAAGGCATTGGAACACTCTCATCATTAAACACTGCAGCGTAGCCGCGAAGTCTCATGGTGCCATCTTCAGCCTGACGTGCTTCAACATCTTGAACCGTAAATGTACGGCGTTCTATATCTTTCACTTTGCTCCCTGATTTAACATCCCCGTTTGTGTTTAGTTCACTCATCATCAAACCTCATAGACCGCTTCAGGGTCGGTTGGGTCAATTTGTGATATTGGTTGCAACTGACTTGAAGGCAACCCTGTGTGCGCCATGTCAGGCAAGCCAACTGCCTTTGTAACTGCAGCAGGGTCAAAACCAACTTGAATAAGGCTTGATGCAATCTCTGCACGCAGTTTCAACCCAACATCCTTAGCATCTGTTGCATCAATGTTTTGCAGTGGAACTCGGTATTGATCGCCACTTTCAATTGGTGCCATGTCCTCGTAAGCGTGAACATCATTAAGTGAAAGGAAACCTTCACGCAATCCCTTTGTGTAGGCTTCATAGCGCTCAAGAGTTGTGCCACGCAGCAGTGCATCTAAGTTAAAACGAATGAATCCATCAGGTTCTGGCAACAATGTTGATAGTGATTGCTCAATTCGCTCCAAGATCGGGCGCAATGAGTGCTGCACGAATGAAAGATTTTGCGCTTCAACAGATGCAAATGACATTGCACCAGCAACAGGGTGGCCTAACAAAGACAATGGCACACGGAAAATGCGGGCAATTTCCTCAACTGAGAAGCGGCGGGTTTCTAAAAGTTGGGCATCTTGTGCGTTAATTGTCAACGGCTCAAATGATGCACCGCCTGAAAGGATGCCAATCTTGCCTGCGCGATAAGGTCCTGTGTGGCTGATGTTCCAATCACGGCCAATGTCACTTGCCTGCTCTTCAGTAAGTTCACCTGGAACTGAAATGACACCGC